GCTTCTTTAATCTTGTCATTAAAGTTTGTAAATTTAAGTCCTGCTTTTTGTGCAGCTTCCGCCGTCATTCCATATCCTAAAGCATTTAATCTAAGAGCTTCTTTGTGAGCCTGCCATTTATCCCATGCATATTTTAAACCTATAGACACTGCTCCAACTGCAATATTAAATCTTGTAAACATGCTCAAAGAGAACCCAAGTGCTTTGCTTAAAAGATTTGAGCTTCCAGTTAACTTGCTTAGCATTGTTCCGTATTTAGTTAGCTGGGGATTACCCATAACTTTATTGACACCTACTGCACCAATTGGAGTTGTTGCCTTTGGGAACATCGTGCTGATACTTTTGCCTTTACCGCCGATTCCAGACATTGAACCACCCATTATTAAGAAAGGCAAGAACTGACCAACCATCTTTAGCATGTCTCCAGGAGTGCCACCAATTTTGTCGCCAGCAAACTCTGAGCCTTTGCTTATACCCATGATTAGTGCTAGTTGCTTTATCAATGCTACGATTGGGCCACCGCCTCCGTATCCGTTAATAAAGCCACCAGACTTATATCCGTTTGGAATTATGCCGCCTGCATTTCTTGGAACAAATAGCTCTGGTCCCTTTTCTCCAACAATGTATGGCTGGCCTGAATTAACTGGTCCGCCCATCTCTCTTTTTTCTATTCCAAATACTAACTGCTTTAAAGTTTCTGTTAATGGCGTATCTTTTTTAGATTCCCAGTTTGCAAACTTCTTTCTAAGAATTTCTCTATCTATAGTAGAAAGAACTTTTCTTCCCTCTGGCGCAGACAATGTTGAGGAAGCCGCAGATCTTATTACTGTATCCATAATGCTTGGCTCTAGTGCTTTTATTAAATGTCCCTGTGCATTCTTTGCATATCCGTACGGCATTTCTTGAGCAAGCGCAGCGGCAAATTTATCATAAAGAATTCTTTGGGTTCTCTTTGTTAATCCAGTAGATCCAAAAAGCTTTTCAGCCATTCCTATTTGTAAGGATGTTACTCCCCATCCGCCAGTAGAATCTTTTCCAAATCCTGCGCCAATTTTATGCATTGCTTTGCCTTTTGTTAATGCTTCAAGCAATCCACCAAATCTAAATCCGTTTGCATCAGTTTTAAATGCATTGTCTGATAGGCTTGCTGAATGACCAGTTTGTCTACGCTTTAGTTCATCTGCCGCTACCATCTTTGCTATAGCAGCTGGTGTCATTTGTTTTTCTGGTGACATTTGTAAACCAGAGTGAATCCCATGAAGCTCTTTCCAATTTACGCCTCTTGCATCAGATAGTCTTTTAATCATTGCCTCATAGACAACTTTTTCTTCTGAGTTTAGATCAAATCTTGAAACTGTTTGCTTAAGCTTTGGTAAAGCGCTTTCAATCTCTTTAAGCATACGGCTATGATATTCATCAGCTGTCATTCCTTTTGGTATCTGGTGGGTTGACTCAGCAAAGAATTTCTTAGCTCCGCTGCCTTTTTTTCCTAATAGATTTATATAAGCCTGATCTTTTACTGAGGGCATAACTGATGCGTAGCCTCTAAGCCCAGATGCTGCTGAGAATACTCCAGCTGGTCCTACGTCTGAAAGAATGTTTCCAGATAAATTACCTCTTGCCAAATCTTTGTCTCCACGTAAAGCTGATGCGACTAGCTGTCTAAAATATTCGTCTGTAGTAAATTTAGCATCTGTCGCTGCAACTTTGGGATCAAATTTAGACTCAAGTGCTAATAGCTTTCTTCTACCAGTTGGATCGGTAGGGTCTCTCATTACAACAACTTTTTGTGTTGGAGCATGTAATCCGTGAACCTCACGAGCAATTTGTGTTGCTCTCATTTCTGCAACTGCTGCTCTCTCGTCTAACACTGGCTTTACAAATACTTTTTCATCGCCCTTCATATAAAGTCCGCCAACTCCTGGAACAGGGAAGCTACGGCCTGAAGTAGGAGAGAGAAGCTCTCCGTATTGAGTTACTGGAGTCTTTGCAAATCTAGAATCAGTAACTGCCTGGTTTGCTTTTTCCATGGCAACCCTTTTTGCTCTTTGTTCTTCAACTTGTTTTATAGTTTTAGGCATGCCAATAAAGAAAGGCTTACCGTATCCATATCTTCCTCGCTCTACAGATCCTCCAGGAATAGATCCTCCAGCATTTCTTTTAAGAAATGCTCTTGACATCATTATGGCAAGTCTTTGTCTGCTTGCATTAAATGAGCTTCCGCTGAATGTTCCAAGCATTCCTTTTGCAAGGCCAGCCAGCTTTGAATTTTCAATTGTAGTTAAACCATTTCTGGATTTAACAAGTGTTTCTAATGCCGCAATAGGCTTTCCGTCTCTTGGCCCCATAGGCTGTAGAACTGAATTAAATATTGATCTAAAAGACCTGTCTCCAACTCTTATATCTTTAAATGATTTAGAACCAATTACTTCTTTTTCAAACCATTTTTCAAATGTCATGGCTCCATTTTTACCACCAAACACTCTACTATCTTTTTCAAGATTTCTAAGCATTTCATTAAACACTTTATTAAATTGAGTATTATTTCTTGGGTCCCCGCCCAATCCTTGGGCTGCAGTCATCCATGGCTCAAATGGGTGTCTTCCTGCTGCAATTGCTTTTCTAAATTCTTTTGCTAGCTGGGGGCCAGTCATTCCGCTACCAACTGATCGAGTTTGTTGATTTGCATCTCTGCTCATCCAAATTGGAATTCCTCTACCAACACTTACAGAGTTAGCATATCCTCTTGTTGCCCGCACCCTTTTAAGATCAGCAGCAGATGCTTCAGATACGTGGCTTCTTTCAAAAGCTGTCTCTCCGCCAAATTCGTGCATACCGCTTCCAGATGTATTTCCAGGTCCGCCATTTAATTCATACATCAAAGGCATATTTCTTTTTGCAATATTTGCTGGTATGACTGCTTCTCCAGGTGTTAATACAACTGGGACTTGTCCGCCTTCTTGTGCATAATAAGATTTCCCTCCAAGTATATTTGTTATTAACGGAAGATGCTTTTCAGTTGCAGCTTTATTAATTACAAATGCGCCAGGCTCTGCTGTAGTGTGATAGGTGTCTGTATCCCCAGTTCCTGGAACAAAGCCTCCTTTTGCAAACCTTGGCTTTGTTGTTTCAATGTTATATCCTGCGCCAGATGTTCTTACGCCACCAAGAGCTCTTGCAATTCTATCAACCATTGCTTTTGTAGGTCCTTTATGAAACATTTCTTTCATATTAGACTTTCCTGTAGCTGGATCTACAACTGGCTGGGAAGTAAGTGGGACTGTGGTAAGGTTTGCTGTTCTGCCCATTCCTGCTGCAGTTAACCTTGTTGTTTCTGCAAGCATTGCTTCTACAGTTGCATTTAATGAAATAATTCTTGCTCTGGCCTGCTCTACAGTTATTTTACTTTGCTGAACTTGCTGCACAATTGCTGCGGTTTCTTTTGCTGCAAGGTCTGTTATTTGGCTAAACTCTGGCAACAATGCCTTATACGAATCAGATAAGCTTGATGTAACAGTTCCTGTTGCCATAACTTCTGCTTTTAATATTTTAAGTTCTGCTTCAGATTGCATAGCAATAGCAGCTGTCATAGCATGCCATTTTGCAGCCTCTGCTGCAACAATTCCTGTAGAGGTTCCACCTACTGATGTTAGGCCAGGTATCTTTGGAAGATCTCCATCCATATAGGCCTGTGGGTTTCTACCAACTCTTATGTTTACTGGCTTTGCTCCTGGGACTGTTCCAAATATTGTTCCTTCTTGGGGATTGCCAGAAGGGATCAAATGAGACATATCTCTTGAATATGGTCTACCGACTAGGGGGTTATTTTTATCTACTACTCTGCCTGAACCGCCTGCTGCCATAATTACTCCGCCTGCAACTGTTGATACTGCTGGCTGAACTGCTACCTTTGCTGCATTTGCTTTTGTTTCTAAGTTTATAAAAGATTGAGCTAAAGTATTTACTGCATTAGATAAAACAATAGTTGCTTCTGTGTCTGAGTAGAATGAGGTGGCTAATCCTTTAGCTGCAGCATCTGCGGCTATGATCTCTGGCGTTAGAAGCCTGAACCCTTGACCGCCTTTTGCAAGTTGTCTTAAGTGGAATATTCCCTTAACTACGTAACCAATAAAGTTACCCATTACACCAGCCATCATAATTAGTGGACCAGCTATTGCAGTTAATCCTCCCAATACGTTTAGTAATGTTTTAACTGGTTCGGGAAGCTTTTGGAAAAACTTTATAATTGCGTCAACAACCTTTAAGACCTTTGTGCTTATTCTTAAAAATTGCTCTCCTGCTCCAGCAAGATCTGCTTGTACTGATGCCCAGGCTCTTTTAAATTGTCCAGAGGCTGACTCTGTCATCATCTTTAATTCTCGCTCTGAGATTGCTGCTAAATCTGTCACGCTTGCTTTCATTAAGTCCATAACCTGAAGTGTCTGTGATCCAGACTTTCCTAGGTTTTCAAACAGAGCTGACATTCTTGCAAACTGGAACTTACCAAATAGTTGTTCAATTGCTCTAGATTTATCTAGCGGATTAAGATTGTCTAGTGCGGCCTGCAATGATAATATTGTTGCAGTTAGATCACCAGCATTATCATTTACAATACCCTTTAGATCAATTCCAAATCCCATAAACTGCTCTGTTGCAACTTTAGTTGGGTTAATGAGAGATGCCATTGCTGACTTGATTGCATTTGCGCCTTCAGAAGCATTTACTCCACCTTCTTTCATTGCTGTGAGGTAGAGGGCTAAATCTTTTACATCTCCGCCAAGAGATTTAATTACTGGACCCGCTTTAGGAATTGCTTCAGTCAAATCTGCAAGGCTTGTTGATGTCTGGTTTTCAACTGCGTTGAGGAAGTCAATTGATTGGGCTAGTTCATCGGTGCTCTGCTTAAAAGCATTTTGAATTGCAAGAGTTGCTTTCATCGCATCTTGTCTGTCAACTTCACCAAGCACGGCAAGTCTTGTTGTTTGCTGCGTAGCGGCAATTAAATCATTGCCCTGTTGCCCTGTTGCTGCTAAGTCTGCAGCAAGTGCGATTGTTTCTTTATATGCAACACCATAAGAGCCAGCAATTTCTCTAGCTGTTGCAGTAACATCTTTTCTTACTTGTGCTAAATCTGCAGATGAAGTTGCGGCAAGACCGCCATAAACCTTTGTTAGTCTTACTAGCTCTGCGTCTGCTTCTCTAAATGCTTTTTGGGCTGCTGCTCCAAACATAACTAGCGGAACTGTTAGTCCTACTGTTAGCTGTCGTCCCGCCCACTGTGTATTTTTACCCCAGTTGATAAGTCCTGTTGATCCATCAAGCATGACCTTATTCATGATTGCAGCTTCTTGTCTAGCAATCGCCATCTTGTTCTTTATTTCATCAAGACCTTTTGCAACCATTACGTTATATTGCATATGGCCTTGTGCGTTTTTACCCACAGGCTGTACTATTGCTTGCTGAAGCATTACTTGCTGCTTAGCAAGATCTCTAATTAATGAGCTTGTTTTCTTTGTATGGCCGCTCCAAGCATTATAATAATCGTTGAGCTTGAGGCGACCTCTATCTAAGTTCTTACCGAACTTGTCTACGTCTGAAGATAGTGATACAAAGTGTTGAGAGAACTGGCCTGTTGATGTAAGCGTTGTAGCAAACGACTTGTTCATCACTGCAATTTGGTTTGCAAGCTTTGCGTTTGTTCCCGCTGTTGTTTCTTGTAACTTTACGAGTTGGGCAGTAACCGCAGCTAGTTGAGCTCTTAAGCTCGTGAAGTCTGCGTGGGCGGTAATATTGGTCGTTATTATATTATCTGCCATATGTATATGTTACTCTATAGAGTATCCTAATCCCGCTCCGACACCGAATCCAGCTTCCGCTGCTAAGCCACCTTGTAATGAAACAACATCGTCTGCTGATGCGTTAATACCGAGTGCTCTTCTTCTAACGTCTTCGAAGGTTGATCCCTCCCCATTTTCATTACTGCTTTCATTTAATTCAACGCCCTGTATTAAAGCTAAGAACTTTCTTTTCTCTTCTTCAGTTTTTTGCATTGATTTAAAAGTCTGGACCATCTCTGGCATCGAAAGACTATCTTCTAATTCTTCGTAATTTTTCCAATTACCTAGAAGAAAGACTTCCCCTTCTAAAGCGGCTAAATCTAGTTCTGCCCAGCCAGTACCGTTGCCGCTAGAAGGTTTGGGTCGTCCATCTTAATTCCACCGCATACTTCAAGAATGCGATTGATTGTTGGAACGTCAAGTGTGTCTTCAAATGCGTCAATATCTTTAACTAGCTCTGGTAGCTGCTTTTCTAAAGCCACTGCACATGCTTCGATTAAAATTGTTAGCGTTTCATCTTCTGATGAGACTTCTGCTGTCTTCTGAATGACCACCATAAACTTGCGAAGCTCTTTAATTGTTAAAGGCTTAAGCTTAACTGTTGCGCCATTTGCTAGTTGAATTTCTTCAACATCATATACTGTACTTGCCATTTTAATCCTCCTAGGATCTTGTCTTAATTATTGTATCATATTCAAAATACAAGAGCAATAGAAAGCCCCCCAATTTCTTGGGGGGCAATCTATTAATTAATTAATATTAATTATGCTACTAGGACACGGTCAACAATAACGCCGTATTCCTTGCCTGCCTTTGCTTCTACTGGAAGCAAACGGAAGGTTACTGGGAATGTTGTTGCTGCGTTACGTGATAGTGAGAACTGTGACTGTTGTACAGAAAGAACACGACGAGCATAATATACACGCTCTGCCTTTGTTACGCCTTCTGTAGGTGCCTGTCCAACTGCTACTAGCTGACGCTCTGTTGGTGCAATACCAAGAGCTCCTGCTTCTAGACCAATTGTAGATGTCTTTGCATCTGTTGCTCCTGAATCAGATTTTGATCCTGCCTGTCCGAATACTGCAAGAACGTTCTCAAGAGTACCTTCTGCAAGCTCTGTTGCAATCATAACTTCCATTGACTCTTTGAAAAGCTTTGCTGAGTCAAGGAGCTGATCTACTGTTACTGAACCGTATGATGGGTTGTAAGTAATTTGAAGACCGTTATTTGTAAATCCAACGTTTCTCCACTTTGCAGCGTTTGCTGGCAAGTTAAGTGTGTCTGCGTATGGTACTGTTGCTGGTACTGGTGGTGTTGCTCCCGCTGCTTTTACAACAAAACTTACACCGTCGGTTGAACCTGGCTCCATGTCTTCCTTGTAACTTGCTTGTGTTGAATCAAGTGCTGACAAGAATAGTGGAGAAGCTCCAACTAGAATATTTTTGGCTGATGCCATTTGTATTACCTCCATTAAATAAATATATATATTGACTTACTTTTAAATCTAAATCAAAGCTGGCTAGGCTCTCTTTTTCCTCTTGCCTAATTTTACTGGATAACTATACTAAAAGCAACTAGTCGAATCTGCCGCTTTTGTCTGTAGTCCTTGAATACTTGACTTCTAGGATCACATCTGTGGACATAAAGCCCTTTAGCTCTATGGACGGATCTATAGGGGATGTCTCTACAATATGGATGCTGTGAAACTTTAGCTTGCTGGGCCTATTTTGATCATTTACATCTACTGCCGATTCGTCCATTCTTCTAAATAGATCAGTCATGAGGTTTCTAATCTCATATATTTCCGTGACGTCTGTGGAGTATATTGTAAATAGGATCTTCTCACAGCATATCAACCAGTTCTCTTCATATGACATCCCTATCTTGTCATATATTATATGCTTCTTGCCATTTAAAAATTGATCCATCTCTGGGGATTGCTGTACTGGGATTATTGGAATTATCTCTTTTCCAAGATTATCTGAATAGTAGTCATAGGCATCAAATATAAAAGAATCTTTTAGTTCTTTCCACAAAAATTTACGGAGCTCGAACATTGCGTCTATTTTATAGTCTACGGTCATAGTGAGCCTCCAAATGCTGCATCTAAGGATGCGTCTGCCTGTATCCTTATTTTACCAGGGGTAAAGCTATATTGCACCTTTTTAATATTCATAGGTACTCCCAAAGCTCTTGCCATTTTTAAATTAAATATTCTTTGTAGGCCTGATGATTTTATTGAAGAGTTTACTAATTGCCCGCCAAAAAATCTTCCATAAGATAGTGAGAACTGGTGGGATGCTTGTGCTCCACCAGGCTTCCTAACGGTCACTGAGGTGCCTTTGGGCATAAAGACTGTTTCACCATCCATCTCGAATACAAGGCGCTCAGCGGACCTTGGGCGGATTACTATGGGCATTCCAGCTTCCATCACGTCAGCCTTGTTTCCAAATACATATTTTTTCTTTTGTTTTTTATTTTTGGTGGGTACAGATGATTTTGATAATTTAAAATTATAGTTTATTCTAAATGACAGGCCTTCCATTTCAATTGCATAAAGGTTAAATAATCTAGAAGATGGTATGCCTGTTTTATTCCATTCGTAAACATGGTGTAATGATCGAGGCTTTGTTCTTGCCTGGGAATCCATATATAGACCAAAATCTTTTTCTATCTGATTAAAGATCGTTGTTTTAAACAGATTCTTAAATGATTCGTTTGTGGTTAATTTTGAAAGGACTGTAGCCTCATAATATAAGAATGCTGATATTTGTGCAACCGTACTGTCCTTGATAACTCCTGGGACTGAGCCTGCCATTAATCTTTCTAGGCCGCTTGCTGTTTGAATTAAAGCTACGCTAGAATCCAATTTCCTGATTCTCCGATCTCTTTGCAATAGAGTTGTATGCAAGGACATTACCAAATGGATCGGTAATCGGGGTAGAGCTTATAACTTCAAATACTGTTGGGGTGTTGTTTGGATAGTTTATTTCTTTCCATACTACGTTGCCATTCATATCTCTAACGTTAGTAACCTTCTCTCTATACGTTATTGGGTCTGGAGTTCTTATCTCAAGCATTTGCTCATTCATATACTTGTTGTTAAATGTTTGTTTGTCTCCGCCTCTGCCTGTACCAGAATTTGAAATCATTCCTTTTGCAGAACATGGAACAGACCTAGTGAATATCCACTCTTTTTTAATAGCACCAGTATTTTCATCCTGAGTGTCTAATTGAAGGTAGATATCTAGCTTCATTGGCATTAATGAAGTTGCCAGGCTCATTTAGAATACGACCATGCCATTTGTTACATATGGCGCAAGCAGTTGATCTGCGTATAAGTTTCCAGTTCCTCTGTGTGCGTCTTCCATGAACTCAAACTTCCAGTCAAATGTGCTTATGTTTTTTACGTATTTATCTTTCCATGCACGGTCCTGCTCGAAGTATTGTTTCATTAAAATTTTACAGGCTTCTTTAACATTGTCTGGCACATAGTTCCAGCCAAATAAGCCTTCAACCTGATATCTCAAGTCTTTCTTAAATGTTCCAGAATGGCCCCTGCTATTAACTGATGGGGTAACCATTCCGTTTGCCGAGTATATTGTGTCGTCTTGAAGATCTTGTAGATTAACTCTGACTCCATAATTTGATTCAGAAACTATTGGTATATAGAACCAGTTGTTTACGGAAAGTGCAGAATCAAATACTTTAACGTCTTGCTCATAAAGTTTTGTAATTTGCTCTATTCTAATTGGAAGTGGGAGAATGTCTGACCCATGTCCTTGTGCAATTTGTGTACCAATATAACTATGAAAAAATTGATTTGTATACGCTTCAATTAATTTTCTAGCATACTTCTCTGCTTGCTGGAGATCATTATATGTTTTATGATTCGGGTCAGAGGGGTCTGTCCCAATATTTAAATCGTCAATTACATCGTATATATTTACATACGGCGTAACAACATCCACCATTTGAATGTTTGAAGAGGATACGCCAGATACTGAGTAAGTCCATTCAATTCTAAGCTTTTTGGGTTGGCTTGCAATTGTATGTGGAATTATAATCTCATAAGTTCCAATATCTGTATCTAGTTTTGTGGCAGTATAAGTTGCTATTGCAGCGCTTAGAGTACCAGATGGCAATGCTTCTTTTACTACTGCAGTTACATTACCAGTTGCGTCTGTTATTTCTCCACCCCAGTATAATTTAAATCTTACTGGTGAGGCTTGCTTTACATATATTTCTGCCATTAACTTATGTTAACGTTTAGTTATAGAAGTCTTGAACTTCCTTTGGTGTCGCTAAACGAAAACCCTCCTCTGTATCAAAGATTTTTTGAGCATCATCTTCAGACATTGCTATAAAAGGATGATCTTTTGTAAAGGTATATCCGTGGATATCGTATCTGTGATTGTCTCTTGTCATTCTTACAAGTAGGGTATCTTCTGCCTGGGCTTTTGGATCAAACTTTGGAAGAATTTCAATTTCTTCCGTGTCTCTTTCAATTGCTTCTACAGTACTTTGATATACACTCCAAGTAACGCCTTCTTCTGCTAGAGCTGCAATAATGTCTTTTTTATTCTTTAGGCCTTCTGTATCAACTGCAAAATCTGTTGCAATTACTTTTAATTCAGCCACCTTTAATGTGTCAAACGACATATTTTATTTCTCCTTTTTCTAGGTCCTTTAATTATAGCATTGTTAAATTTAAATGAAAAGCCCCCAAAATTAATTGGGGGCCTTTCTGTAGTCTAATTCTTAATTAATTAAGAAGCAACCTTAACGTTCTTTACAACGACCCAAGCGTCTGCCTGCTCGATTTGAACGCCAACACGAGTATACATTGTGTACTCGATTGTGTCCTTACGTGGCTGGAAGAAGCGGTAAACAGT